AGGAACTTTATAAAACAGTAGAAAAAATTGAAACTAGAATAGAAGATATGATGCACAACAAAGTAAATATAGAATTTGTACAAAAACAATTATCGAAAGCTTTAACGGATATTGAAGAATTAAAAGATAAAGTTAGAGCAAATGGAAGCCATCAATGACCGAAGTTGTGATAGCTTTATTACTAATTGTGAACAACCAGATATTGGAACACAGAATACAACCATCTATGAGTGAATGCCTTAAAGGTAAAAGATATGCTACTAGAACTGAAACTGGAACAAATATTGTTCATCAATGTATTCGCAGCAAAGCAGAAGTCGAATTTAATATCGATGGAAGTAAAACAATTAAAAAATTAATTTTAGAATAATCAAGATAATGGCGGAGAGAGTGGGATTCGAACCCACGATAGGAGTTGCCTCCTATGACGATTTAGCAAACCGTTCGTTTCAACCAGCTCACGCACCTCTCCATTTTTTAAGACTTATATATGAAAAAACGTAAATTAGAAATAGAGGTTAAATGCGATTATTGCGGTATTTATACTTCATCTTTTGTATCAAGCTATCCTGACTACAAAAATTTTTGCCGATTACAAACTCCAGGCTATCCTCCTGATAAAGACTGCATGACAGATTTTTATCAATCCAAACGCTCTCCTATATTTGGTAACATCACACCTTCGCTACCTACTAAAAACGAAGCAAAATAAAGGTATAAAAATAAAAATGTTACCTAATGTTACCTAGACAAAAAAAAAGTGAGTGTTTACTTGCTAATTTAACTGTTGAAGTCGTTTGCTAAATGATTAATATCTCAATCATGAGATGTTTATGTAGTTACCACAACCGATATTATTCAATACTATCAACGATACACCAGTCGTTTGAAAGTATAGGAAAATCACAACATCGGAACAAATCCAATATAGAATGTTACCAAAATGTTACCAAGATACCTCAAGTCGGTATGGTCGTTTTTTGGAATATTCTATTTGCATATCTATCTCTGGAAACTAAAAAAAAAGGAGATGATAATGGCACACACAAAAGTAACTAAGAGACATGGCTACCATGTTCTGCAAGTTAAAGACAAAGAGACTGGTAAATATAAACAAGTCTTTAAATCCAAACAAATAAAAGAAGTTAATCGTAAAAGAGTAGAGCTTCAAAATAATACTATCAAAGCAGATGAGGCAGTATCTCAAAGAACGATTGTTGATACTTACAAAGAGTTTGCTTTAGATAAAATTGCAATGGCTGAACATCCGCAATCTGGGATGAGAAGAAAAAGTGTAAGTCATTATTCTAGTTACCATAACAAATGGATTAACTTATACTTTCCTCCTAATCTATTGCTTAACCAAATAACAGTAAAAGTTATGGATGCCTTCTTTTTAAAAATTAAAGAAAAAGGATGTTCTCATAAAACCGCTGTTCTTGTTGTTAAAAGTTTTTACACATTTATGAAATGGTGTATTGAGCAGCAATATACAACTGAGGTCGGTGTTATGTATAGTTACAAGGTTAAGAACAGACCACATTTAAAAGATAAAGTAACAGCTAATATGCTTCCTAAAAAAACTGTTATGATTAGCAGACCTGAAGTTAAACAATTGTTTAAACATATAATGCCAACAGATAAAGATCCTCATGCTTGGTTAAAGTTTGCTGTTGTTGTAACACTTGCTTTTACTGGTCTAAGATCTGGAGAGTTAAGACCTTTAAGGTGGGATCGTATTGACTGGAAGTTAGGTAGAATAACAATTAATCAATCTATAAGTGAAGGTAAAATCAAGGACCAAGTTAAAGCAGATGGTAGTTTTGCTAGTGTAAAAATGCACAGCACATTGTTTAAAGTTTTAGGTATTTGGAGAGAAATACAATCTAAATATTTTACACCAAGAAAAATGCCTCTAGTATTTAGTTCATTAAAGTATGTACATGAAACTACTCCTTTAGCTGATAGAACAATTAATGAGTGGCTTAAAATGGCATATTGTGATCTTGGCTGGGCTGAGATTGAAATAGTTACATATCCTAATGGTAAAAAATCTCACATAAGAAATATCTCTAATAAGTTTGATGGTTGTCCAAGTAAAACTTTTAGACACTTTGCAGCTACATCTTTAACAGATGCTCAAGCTGGTAATGAGATCTTAACTGATAACTTCATTAAAGGTCAGATAAGACATAGAGACATTAGATTAACTAAAGGTCTTTATGGAGATCATACTAACCTAGATCCATCAGGAGAAAGAGCTGCTGCAGAACAAGAAGCACTAGATAATGCTTTTCCTGATCTTATAGATATTAAGAAATTAAACTAAAATTCAATAGAGTAGAGGTCATGGAGGCTGCAAGAACGCAGTCTCTGTGGCTCTCAGAGCCTAATTTTTTCTGATTTTTTTATATATCGCTGTAATTCTTTGAGTATATCTAATTAAGCCTTTTAGAGAGGTCATGAACATTATATTTTTTTTATTCTTTTTTACCAGAACAGAACCAGCTGCAACAGCACCAGTCATATCATCTGATAATTTTTTTATTTCATTAATTAGATCTCCGCTATAGATACCAAGATAGTCGTTGCCATCTTGTATAACTTCATTTTCTTTTTTTAAATTTTCAATTTCTTTTTCTAGCTTTGTAATATGTACTCTTAAATCTCCATTATTTTTTAGATGATGTTTTTCTAAAGTATCTATTCTTTTTATCTTTGACGCAGCTTGTTTAAGCTTTCCTTTCAATAATTTATTTTGGTTTTCCAGGTATTCAATTTTTTCTGGATCATCAAACATACCGCTATTTGTCATTCCTCAAATACCTCAGTTGTTTGCTCTGTTGTACTCGGAGTTAATTTAGTTATCTCATTAGCTTTAGTAATAGATACTATCTCAACATGAGTATCTCTTAGCTCTTCTTTACAAGCATCTTTAGCGTCATTTAATTTATCCATTAATGCTGGAAAGTTACTCTCATAAACACCGTATATATAAAGATCATTAATAGCAGCTGTTACTCTTGCTAAACCTTTATGTCTTTTCTCTAATCGTAATAATTTCTGATCACTCATTTTTTAAGACCTCCTTTAATTTGTATTTAATATTCTCTATTTTTAGATCTGTTACCTCAGCTTCAGATGTTATTGGTTCTTTACCTTCTATAGCCTGGTTCTCATTAGGATATTCCTCCTTCACTACAAAGTCTGCTTGACCAGTAGTAGTCTTGATAATTTTACTCATCCTTGACTACTCCATCTGTATTATAAGTAGCAGTTTCAGCTACGTTTCTAGTCTCAACAACTTTACGTCTTACATGAGCTTCTGCAGCGTTTTCAGGCACATCTACGACCTTATCTCCAAGATCTTTGGTCCATCTAACTACAGGATCATAGTCAGTCATAAGAATAGTTTTAATCTCAAGTGCGCCTTCCATTACACCTTCTCTAGCTTCAGGCTCATATTTAATTATAGTCATCCAATGAGAAGGACTATCTGGATCTGTTTGCTCTTGTATTTCTATCTCTACAAACTTAGGTTTTATTATTGACATGAAGCCTCCGTATCTATCTCTACAAGTTGGATTTCCTCCTCTTTAAGACCTTTATGAATAGTAATAAAGTTAGGATCTATAATTACATCAGTTCTTAATTTAAAAAATTCTGCTAACTGTTTAAGTTTTAATGCACTTACTCCATTAGCTCCTTTTTCATATTTTTGTACTTGTTGGAACGTTGTTCCTATTGCAGCTCCAACTTTGCTTTGTGTTAAGTTTTTGGATTTTCTGATATACTTGATGTTGTTTCCAACGGTGGTGTTAAAGGCAAGTTCTTCAGGTGTTCTTTGTCTGTTAGGCATTTAATCTCCTCTATGGTTAAGTTAAAGTAATTTTCCGTTTGTTCTTGCCATCCAGTAAAATCATACAATGTAGATCTTTCTGCTGTAGCAAAGAAAGCTAACGGTGGCATTTGTCGAAACACATCATCAGCTTTTATAAAAAATGCTGGAAGGTTATCTTCAAATTTTAAGTACCAATTGGTCTGGTTAATTCTATGTATTGGCATATCTGAACTGAATGCCTGGTAGTGAACGTATGTTGCATAAGCTTTATCTCCTTCTTTTCTACTCATCTTAAATATTCCTCCAACGGATCTGTTAATTGATTTTTTTTGATTTGTTCTGCAAGCTTACAGATAATTCTTTGACTAACTTTAGGTGTAAAGACCATTACATCTCCAAACAAAGCTAGCATATCTAACGATCTACCATCTATGTCTGGAAGTTTATCCCAGTCATCTTTTAAAAAGGTCCATTCAATATTCTCTTGATACATATTTTTTTCAGTTTCCATCTCAAGAGCTAACCTTTGTGCGTCAGATAATTGATTTATTGGTGTATTAGGAAACTTGATTACTTTATTTGTCATCTGGTAATTTTATCTCTATGTGATTTTTTTCTAGTTCTTGTTCAGCAAGATAATCTTTTCTTGCTTGATCAACCTTCTGCATCAACTCCGCTTGATACAAATAGTTTGCTGCATCATCGTAAGTATCTTGCTTAAATTTAAAGTTAGTTCTTACTAGCTTTGCAGCTACATACATATTCGCAACCATATAGCCTGGAATGGGCTTTTCTAAACCAAGCAAGGAGGACCAAATTTTTCCAATATTTTCCATATTAGAACCAAATGATCCATACTCTTGCTCTTTGGTTTGACGGATTTTTTTAAGCTTTTCGTTTTGCATTTTTCTCTTTGCTGTCCATGTACTGTGTCCAGGCTGTGTTAATGTAATACGAAGCAGTCTTTGCAAGACTTTGCGGCATCTCAAACTGTTCATCTGATAATGTTCGCAGCTTTTTATAAGTGTCCATGTTCAACGCAATAGATTTATATTTATCCGTGTCCATAGTTACTCCAGGTTTGCTGGATCAAATGATGTATCGGCTTGATTTAATTCAAGCTCTTCAACTCTGTGCATCCAGTAGTAGGTTGAACCTTTTGGAAGTTTTCCAGAACCAGTAGCTTCAGCTTTGTAAGCACCAACTCTGTATTTTTTTCCATCAGGTGTAGTTACAGTTCCTTTGAGGTCGTAACTTTTGGGGTTCTCTTTATTAACGTTAGGAAATACTACACCTAACGATTTACGTTCTTTAGATTGATCATCCATGTTGGATAACTCCTTTAGTCTCAAGGTTTTTTTTGATTTGGTTAAACTTCTCTAGGAACAACTGCCAAGCATAAGCATCTTCTTGCTTAACCTTTTGCATTAGTTCTTTGTTTACGGATAACCATTCGTTGTAAGCACCGAGATGAGAGACTTTATCAAGCTCAGTTAATGCTTCTGTAAGCTTCTGGTCCGATTGTACGATCGCTCCAGATACTTCCTCAGCAGAAGCTATCTTGTCATTGGTTAAGCCAAGCATTGCTAAAGCTCTTCCAACAGCAGATGTTTCAGCATTTTCAAGTGCTGAAGTTTGGTTGATACGACTAGCGGCTCTA